TAAATTAAGTAAATTATAATTATGTGGCAAGAAGAGCTGAACTCATTAATGTTTGAAAACCTAGACTTAGACAACCAAGAAAGACCTATGAAGGCTTCATTTCAAGATAAACTAGAAACTTTCATACAAAAAGCTATTGATGAAGCAGTTAAGGAAAGAAACAAAGAAATAATTGAGTGGGCTGAGAAACTAACTGAAGATGATATGGAAGTATATGGAACTGATAAGTATGGAATAAGCAAGGAAGAGTTAACTGATTTTATAAACAAATGAAAACAATACTAGATATACCAAATAACTGTGGATTTTGTAAAGACTGTTTTAATATTAGAAAAAATAATTCAGCTTATTGTGGAAAGTGCGAAGGAGCCAGGATTCCGATATACATAGATGATCAAGCTAATTTTCCCTTATTGAAGGAGGCGAAGAAAAAATTTCCAATAGATACGAATATAGTCTTTACTTATGGGAATACTATCTATGGGAGAAACTTAGATTACGGATTAGTATGCCATGAACTTACGCATGTTACTAGGCAATTAAAAGAAGGCGTTGATATTTGGTGGGAGAAATATTTGAGTGATGTAGACTTTAGAATAAAAGAGGAGTTGTTAGCGTATAAGAATCAATATGAGGCTTATTATAGAAATGATATAGAGTTTGCTACTTTAGCCTTAAATGATATAGCTAGAATATTGAGTGGGCCATTGTACGCAGGTAATATTTCAAATGAAGATGTTAAAAAATTAATTTTAAAAAAATAATATGGGATTATTTATGCCAGCAATATTCGGAATAATGGCTTTAGGAGTAATTGGATTATTTATCTTTATGTTTTTTGCAGTTTTCGCTGGATTTTTTGGAGGACTTGTTATGTTTTTATTTAATGGAAAACAAGATTATGCTGTCTGGAGTCGTTGGTGGATAATTATAACCGGTGCTATAATAATAGTGAGCCTAATTAGTATTTTTTAATATTTTGGATGAAAAAGAAAGATATAGATTGAAAATGATTTGTGAGAGAGAGGGAATACTCAATGATGATGGATACCATAAGCATCATTGTTTTTTTAGGTCAGAGTATAAAAAGGATGACTGGGATGGAGATTGGAATATAGAGCCAGTTTATGCTACGAAACACATTGGTGGGCCAAAAGCTATTCATGGTGGTAATAAAGTTTTAGATAATAAGCTAAAGACTAAGGCGTTAGCTAGATATGACGGGAAATATAGAGATGAACTTGAAGCAATATTAAGAAGAAGCTTATGATATTAAATGAATGGTATACTTTTTACTTTGAGAATAGGGGGAAGTGCCCTGAGTGTGGTAGGTGGTTAATCCCATACTTTGGGTGTATAGGCGTTATAGCTGGAGAACGCAAAAAAGCAGAATGTAGTATACGTAAGTTGTCGTTCCAGAGTTACGATAGAGTGAAAGTTAATTATAAAGAACCAAGAGGGTTGACTCGTGCTTTTATAAATAAGTTTAAATATAAGAATGAAAGAAATAGAAAAAATCTTGACATCCAACGAAAAAAAACATACATTAAAACTGACGATTAGAGAATTTAGAAATAATTTTTCTAAATATTGGCCGCTAGTTTCAGATGATACTTCAATTATTGTGTATCATAGAGACAAACCAATTCTAAGAGTTAGTTCTTATAAAAAATGATTTTTTGGCAAGGAGGAAAAATATTTTCACTCATACGAGACGCAGCGGTTATAGAGTGTGCTTATTTTGATTATTCGCCAGAATTAATAACTTTTTTGAATACAGTAGGAGTAGGATTCGTAAGGATAATAGCTATAAAGCATAGGTCTGATTTAGTTTTTTACAATAGAGTTGGGTCGTTCGGAAATAGAAAAAGACTTAAGCTTAAAAGGCTATATAGCATACCGATTGTTAGTGAGTTTGCAGAAGAGTTTCCAGAGAGATTTGCGATAAAGACAAAAAATATAGACCTATTAAGGGAGCTTATAGCTCAAGGTAAAAAAGTTTCTTGGTTAGATGTAGATATATATACTCAGGCACATTTTCTAGGAATTTTAAATTTTGAACATGTTTTCATAGATCCATATATAAATACGCATGTTGTATTTCCTACAGGAGAAGTTGTAACACTAAAGGAAGGCGTAAAATTCAACACTTATGGATATTGCATTAAGTATTCTAAGCTAATTGGATTTAACAGAAAAGATATTCATAATAGAATAGACTGGAAGGCCTATAATAAAAGCAGGTGGTTCAAGGGCAAGTCATATACGACTACTGGGTATGTTGTTCCTCAGTTAGCAGCAAATTTATATAATATTTTTTCAATTACATACTTAATATGGCGACAAAGCAAATTAAATGCGATGAGTGCGAAAAAAAGAATTGCCCAGAAAGATTAAAGGGAGCGTTGTGTTCAATAAGTTCTGAATTATCACCGCTGGTAACTGCTTCCAAAACAAGAGATCCAATAATGATGTCGAAATTTATTGTATCTATAGTTGGAAGTGAGTATGAGCGATACCTACAAGCTAAGGTAGTAGAGGATATTGGCGGAGAAGAGGAGGTAGAGATTATGACTAAATCTGGAAAGCTAATATCTAAGACAAGAAAAAATTCAGTTGATAATAATGTTACCAACCTAGCGATGAATATTATAAAGTCAGGGAAGCTGTTAAACGAAATACTTAATCCACCTAAAGCTGTTCCATTTAATCAAACCAATATTCAGAATAATTTTGGAGCGAGAGCGGCAGATGAAATAAGAAACCTAGGGGGAAACGAAAAGGAGGATGCTTTAAAATTTATTGATAAAAAACTAGATGCTAAAAGGACAAGTTAAAGAGTTTTTAGATAACGCTACTAAACAGGAACTAGAAGAAACGAGATGGTTAGTAGATAACCCGGAATACATTGAAAGGCCTGTTGATATTGGTACATTTATAAATAATCCTTATTACTTAGGATTAAAGTTTTCCATAATAGGAAACAGATCATTTGGTTGTAGACCAAAAATTAAAAAAAGATTGGAAGAGATATTTGATCCAGAAGAGCAATTTGAGGAATTTGTTCTATGCTGTGGTATTGGATGGGGAAAAGATTTCGCGTGTTCTGTTGTTCTTACTTATCAATTATACAGATTGGCTTGTCTGCGAGAACCACAACTACATTATGGATTATCACGAGGTAGCTCTATTCATTTAATGCTTATGAGTATTAATGAAACCCATGCAAGAGATGTTTTGTTCGGAGAAGTTAGGGCTAGAGTAGATAATTCAGAATGGTTTAAGACTAAATTCAGGTATGATAAAAATGTAAAGACAGAGATGAGATTTCCTAAGAGTATTTATTTGATTCCAGGTAATTCAAAAGACACTTCATTTGTTGGGTATAATATTTTTACCGGGATAATAGATGAGGGAGATGATTATACCGTCACTGAAAATAGAGATGATGCCTTAGAAGGGTATAACGCAATTAAAGATAGAATTGTATCTAGGTTTCAAAATAGAGGGATGCTAGGAATGATTGGATCACCGAAGACTGTTGGAGGATTTATGGTCTCAATGTATGACAATCCTCAAGGAGTTAAGCATAGGTATAGGATGTTAGCACCGACTTGGGATTCACTAGATGGTACTCCGGCTCTTTCTGGGAAGAAATTTAGATTTAGAGGGATGAACATTCCAGTTGAGTACGAGCAGAGATTTATTTCAGACCCTGAGCGAGCGTTGAGAGATTTAGGAGCAAAGCCAGCGTTGGCGAAGCAACCATACATAACATTTCCTAAAAAGATAGAAAAAATGTTTTCAGATGATCAAGAGATACTATTTGAAACAAAAAAAGATACAGTAAAGTCTTTTTCTGCATTTAAGGACAATATAAAAGGAGATAAGTCGTTAGAATATTATTGCCATATAGATTTAGCGGTAAATAGAAAAGATGGGGACAGGTTAGGGTTGGCAGTTGGTCATGTTCAGGAAATGAAAGATATGGGGGATGAAGAAAAGCCAGTTATTGTAATTGATATAGCAATGGTAGTAACGAGTCCGCCTGGTGGTGAAATTATGTTTAAAGATGTTAAGCAGTTGATATTCTACTTACAAGAACAAGGATTTAATTTTAGAAAGCTAACATCAGATTCCTGGAACTCAATGGATATAATTCAGACATTTATTTCAGCAGGGATAGATTCAGAGGTATTATCAGTAGATAGATTAACCACAACAAACTCTACCTCAAAAGTTTGTGAGCCGTATGAAAAGTTTAAGGATGCATTATACGAAGAAAGAATAATTTGTCACAAGTATGATTTATTAAAGAAAGAATTAGAAGGTCTAGAGTTAGTAAATGGAGAAAAAGTAGATCATCAACCAAAGTCAAGTAAAGATTGTGCCGATGCAGTCTGTGGAGTAGTTTATAATATATCTCGTTCAAATTCATCAAAAATTCTATCATTCACTCCAAATTTTGGAGGGAGTAGAGAATTCAAATAATATATATGAAAATCTTTGGTAAGGAGTTTTTTAAAAAAAGTGTCTCACTAGACAACGAACATGTTTCTACAGTTGGTAATTCTTCAATGCACTCATTGATGGATGGTACTACCTATAACCCTGACGTTATAACTTCGGACACTTACAGGAAAATATCTAAGCATTATCAGGTAGCGGCAGCGATGGCAGTTATAAGCTATTCGATTCAGCAGATAGATTGGTTTATTCAGTCTGATAATAAAGAACAAAAAAAGGTATTGACTTATTCTATTGAAAAAATATGGAATAGATTAATAAGGTCTATATCTAAATCTTTTATATACGGATATTCACCGAATGTTAAAGTATTTACATTGGAGAAAATAGATAGTAAGGATTATGTTATTTACAAAAAGATAAAAGATTTAATGCCATCAGATTGTACTGTGAAAGTTGATAAATGGGGAAACTTCAACGGATTTATATATAAAAAGGGAAATTCAATGGATGAAAAGACTGTCTTACCAGATAGTTGTTTTTGGTATGTTAATGCAATGGAGAATGGAAATCTTTATGGTGATTCAATGTTGAAAAATGTTTATAAACCTTGGTGGAGGAGTGAGAAGATACATGAGTTTGCAAATAGGTATTATGAGAGATTTGGAGAGCCTCTAGTAATCGGTAGAGCTCCTAGTGCTCAAAAAGTTAAAGATTCAGAAGGAAAGGTTAGATCTGCTCAAGAACTAATGGATAGTGTTATTGCAGCAATTAGAAGTCATTCCTCTGTTCAGTTGCCATCAGATAGAAATGCAGAATCAAAAGAATATAATTACGATCTTAAATATCTAGAATCTCAGATGAGAGGGTTTGACTTTGAAAATTACTTAGGTAGGCAAGACATGGAAATATTCAGAGGATTGTTTCTAGGTGATACTGTTTATGGTGGAGGCTCTGGAGGCTCTTATGCTCTCAGTTCCACTCAAATAGAGACTTTATACACGAATTTAATGGGAATAATGGATAACATTACTGATTATGTAAATCTGTATATTATACCACAATTATTGAGTTATAATTTTTCAGAAGACTCAAACGCAATATTTACTTATAAACCCTTATCAGTTGATCAAAAGAAAAACATTCATGAAATGATAATGGAGTTGGTTAAGTCTGGAAAGCTTAAACCAGACACAAAACAACTTGAATCGAGGTCAGGGATAAGCTTAGAGGAGCAAGTAATTAAAAACCCTCCAAAAGAAAGTGTTACAAAAAAAGAAGTAGGTAAAATAGTAAAAGAAGAATCTAAAAAAATAAGCTTATCTGAAAAAGAAATTAAATTGAACAAAGAGCTTCAAGAAGTTAGTGAAATTAAAAAAGATTTAAAATCATTATATGAGCGAGATTAAAGAAATTATCAAGAAAATAAAAGAGAAAAGAGATAATCTTCTTTTATCTAAGTTTGATGGTGTACTTTTAAACTATTGGGATAAATTCGTTAAACTTAGTGGAGGTATCTTCAATGTTAATATAAAAAATGCAGAAGATATTAAGACTACTGTAGATTTTAGTTCATTAGAAATCCCAAAATCTTTTAAGATAGATAATGCTAAAGAGATAGCAGAGTATATCGTGATTCCAAAGTCAAAAGAGTTTCCGAAAGATATAAAGATTTCAAATCTATCTGAGTTAGCAAAGTACATAGAGGTTAAGGAAAAAATAAAAATTCCTGATAACTTTAGGATAAATAATTTAGATGAAATTAGCAAGGTTGATTTCCCGGAGAATTTAAAAAAACTTTCTCTTAAAAAAACCGAGGAAGTTTTAGTGAAGCTCGTAAAGCAACTCTCGAAAGAAAAGGTCAGTAAAAATGTCAATATACTTAATAAGAAGCCTGAGGATTATATCCCAGTTAGGATAGTAGACAGACGAGGCAAGGATTGGCTTGAATCATTTGGCAATGCAGTAATGGGCTTCCCGAATAAAATTGGGTTGTTTAACGTAGCTGGTGATATAATTAATCCATCAACGAAAGAAGGACAAGACTCATTACTTACAGAACTAGAAAAGAAAGCAGACCTAACAGAAACTCAACCAGTCAGTAACGCCTCTCTACCTTTACCAACAGGAGCGTCTACCGAAGCCAAACAAGACGACATGATAACTGAACTCCAAGACCTTGCTGTCACTGTTGATAATGTTGGCTCTGCAGTAATTTCAGGACGCAAAACTGTAACAACAGCAGGAACAGCGGAGATTTTAAAAACAGACACAACCTTAACTCAAGGTGTTATTATAATGGCTCTCAAGACTAATACTAACAACATTTTTGTCGGAGATTCTAGTTTAGATAAAGACTCAGACAAGCAAACAGAATTAGAGCCTGGAGAATCAACGGCAGTAGCTGTAGATAATATAAATTTAATTTATATAGATGTAACTACCAACGGAGAGGGAGTTTCATTTATTGGAAGTTAATGTTACCAATACCACCAATACCACCGAGGATATTAAAAGGAACTACCCAAGGGCAGATACCTTTTTATGACGCTACTTTAGGTAAATGGACGCCAACAGAAACTTCTGAATTGTTTTGGGATGAT